CAGCCTGCAGCGTGGTCCTGAACCAAGCATTTGCAGACGTCAGCGATTGACCCACGAACAAGCTGCTGCCAGCGCTCAGGGTTGCAGTGCCAGCCGCAAAGTTCGTCGCAGGGCTTGTCGCCAGCGCATTGTCGTTCTCGTCGAAGTAGTTGGTGCCGGTGTAGCCACACTCAGAACCGCGATACTCCCACGGGCAGGCGGTGGCCAGTGCAATGCGCTTTGGTGCCCGCACACCAGCCAAGTCAAACGCAGCCGTCAGCTCGAACTCAACGAAGTCACGCGTCTCGGTGACCTTACGATCGACGTAATAAACCTCACGCGGCATCTCAGCGGTCGGGTCTGGCGTGCCGTATGGGTTGGCGCCACCGTCGAAGTTATTGGCATCAAGGAACCGGCTCAGCGTGCGGATCCGCGTAAACTTTGCACCGGTCAGATCGTTGCCCACTGTGTAGGCGTTGACATCCAGCAGGATCAGCGAGATCGACCCGAACAGGTTGGAGACTCTGACCTTGGGCCGTGGCAGTTGCCCGTTGCCGCTGTACTCAAACCCGCCCACCTCGATTGGAAAGGCCATGTAATTGTTGCCGCCCCAATAGACGTCGCCTTTGGTCAGCGTGCCGTTCACGCCATTGTGGAACCGGTAAACCGTATTGCTGCCATGGATCTTCTGGATCAGCTCAAGCTCAAACAGCTCGATGATCGCCGCAGGGTTTGAACTGATTAGCTCTCGGAATAATTCGCCGCTCATGCGTCTAGCACCTCGCGGAATGTTGCGCGGATAGTGTTGAGGTTGCAACCAATGTGATCGCTTGTCCAGCTTTCGCAGACAAACTGACTGACCAAGCCAAACGGGTTAGTCCAGTTGAACTGCTCAACACCAGCGCGAGCCGCAAGAAATTGCACGATCTCATTACGTTCTGAGTCGGTGCGGTTTTCGAACACGAGATCCCACTGTCGCAAATCAGTGCGCAGCCCATACCGCAGCCGCTGCTCGTAGCCATCACCGAACTGCACTTTGCGCACTCTGGGTTGCGCTTGCTGCGATGCCGGATAGCTCGGTGTCCAGGTGAAGGTCGTCGATGCCATGGGTTACTTGGCCAGCAATCCGCCGGGCCGTTTCTGCTTGATCAATTCTGCCTGCACCGCACCAGCAACGGCACGGCCCAGCGCTGCGCTTTGCGCTTGATCGCCTTGCACGCTGCTGCCGGTGGCATCCACATTGACCACCACGTTGGTGGTGCCGCCACCGCCAGCGACGCCTAGCCGGCCATCAGCGCCACGCTTCAGCGGCATGATCGCTTCGGGGCCGGCTTCGCCCATCAAGCCCGTGCCCTTGGCAAACGGGAACAGCGTCGGCCGGTTGACGATGCCACCCTGCGCAAACGGCACCACGCCATTGGCAGCAAAGATGTTGCCATTGGCGTTAAGGGCAAAGCCGGGGATCTTGGTCTTAAGAGCGCTTGTGCCTGTCAAGAAATTACTGCCGGGCAACAGGCTTTGGATCGCTTGCAAGATCGGCGCAATGACCAACATGCGCGTCACCATGCGGGTCAGATCCTCGACGACCGACAGCGCAAACTGTTTAAAGTTAAAGGAGCCCGTCGTTGTCAAACTGACGATCGCATCCTCGAGGCCTTTGAACACGTTGCCCGATAGGTTGCTGATGTTCTCGCGTAGCGTGCCGATGCTTTCTAGGTAACTGGAGATCCCATCACGGATGCCAGCCAGTGCGTTGTTCTGATCGGCTGCCGCATCAGATACTTGCAGCATTGCCAAGGCTGCATCGCGCGCTTCCATGCCGAGCTTGTCGTAAGCCTCGCGCAGAGCGTTCTGCTCTTCAATATTCAACTTGGCAGTCTCTGTGCTGCGCCGGCGTTGGATGTTTGCCTGCTGGTCAATGCTGAGCGCACCACGCAGATCCTGCGCCGCAGCAGCCTGTACTGCTCGCCGCTTTTCAGCATATTCAAGCTCGATCTTGCGGATCGGGTTGGTCTCTTTAAGAATCGCCAGCTCAGCTTGCGATTGTTTGAGAGCGTCGCGAGAATCAAGAAATGCCTCGCGTGCCCTTTTTGCTGCTTCTTCTTTTTCTTTGGATGATTTCTTTCGACGAGCTGCTGCATCAGTATCTAGACCACTTACATCAAGCACGCCGCCCTGCCTGGTTGGGATGTCGGGCACAGCCGGGACCATCGCGCCAAACATTCCAAACGCTTGGTCTAATGCCCCGGAGATTCCGCGGGTGATGCCACTGACAATCTTGCCTTGATTAAACGCTGCATCAATGCCAACGCCAAGACCGGCAACCAATGCGGCGATCAAGCCGGGCTTGCTCTTAAGAAAACCAGCAGCACCCGCCAACAGGTTGGCAGCGGTCAAGCCTTTAAGCGCCTTGATCAATGTGCCAGTGATTGCGATTGCAGCCTTAGCGCCAGCGATAAATGTTGAGAAGACTTGAACCGTGGCCAGCGCGGTGAATGCCCCGATCAATACATTTATTGATGTCTTGAATGCAGCGTTTTCCTTGTAAGCAGTTTGCAAACCCTCGATCCATTTGCCGATCTGTGTAACAGCACCGCTCAGACCGGCAAGCAACCCATTGATTACAGGCAGCAGCGCCGAGCCGATCTGGATGCTCAGATTGGTAACTTGCGCGCCGGCTAGCCCGAGCTGATCATTGAACGCGTCAGCCTTGTCAGCAAAGTCCTGCGTGATGTTTAAGCCAAACCGCTGGATCTCTTTACTGCCAAGGTTCAGGATAGGGATCAGATCAGCGCCAGCTTTGCCAAAGATCCGCATCGCAATCGCTGCCTTTTCGGGCCCATCGCGCAATGTGGCGAACCGATCCGCAACATCTAGAAATACTTTGTCAGCAGTGCGCAGGTTGCCCTGTGTGTCTCTGGTTGAAACGCCAATCGTTTTGAATGCCGCTGCCGCATCCTTGCCGCCGGTGGCCGCGGCGACCATGTTCTTGTTCAGGAAGTTCAGGCCTTTGGCCACGCCTTCGATGCTGCTGCCGGACAGCTCGGCCGCAACCTTAAACTGCCCCAGCGTTTGGATGCTGACACCCGTGCGCTGCGACAGGTCGCGCATGTCATCGGCCAAGTCGATCGCGCTTTTGGCCAGCGCCAAAACGCCACCAGTAACGGCCGCAGCCGCCAAGCCTTTAATGCCTGTGACCAGCAGGTCAGCCGCCATGCTGGTGTTCTTGATCCGGCCCTCAAGGCCCTGCAGCGAATTGCCAAGTCGCCGAATGTTGTTTTCGCCAACAACGTTCGCCGTGATCTTTAGGGCCGCGTCTAGGTTGAGCGCCATGGTCAGGCCTCCTGCTTGTTCATGACACGCATGGCGGCGGCCTCCATGACCTGCAAATCTTCGAGCAGCGAGCGCTGGTCTTGTACCTCATACAGCTTAAGCACCCATCCCACCGATGCATAGTCCAAGCCAAGCACTCCGCTCATCGTCGTGCGCCATTGCGTCTGCACGCGCAAGAACATCTCAACGGCAAACCAGTTCTCAGGCCATACGCCAAACTCCTCAACAGGCGACGGCTGCGTCTCTGGCAACGCGATGCCCATGGCCGCGGCATCAGCGGCGGTCTCGTCAACGACGCTGCCGCCTGCCCAATGCTCAGCGGCCTCTATTAGTTTTTTCGCTTGGCTCCCTGCAGGCTTTCAAAGTACGCCAGCGTTATCGCGCCAGCCAGCATCGGCACATCGAGCAGCTGCTGCAATGCGGACTGGCTGAATGGCACGTCTTTGCCGTCGCCGTCTGTAACGCCAGACCAGCCGATCAGGACCTCAGCCGCCAGGTCGGCGTCCGTGATCTCTTCGGCTTTGATCTGTGCGCCAATCTCAGTGATCCTTGATTGGCTCAGGCGACGGAACTCCCCATCGAAGGTCTGCCGTTGCATACGGCCACCATCGACGGGGATATCAAACGCAATCGGCCAACTGTAGGTGTCGGACTGCTTGAGAACAAAGGCCACGTGATCAGGTGTAGGCGAGACTCAGCTCATCATTGCCTGAACTGGTCGGAACTGCAATGAAGGGCATGTTCAGCATCTGCACACCGTCCTGATCCGAGTAGGTCAGGTTGCCCAGGTCGGACTGAGCGGTCGTGACCGTAACGATGTTTCCGCCGGTGGTGCCGTGCTGGAAGGTGATGCTGCCAGTGCTGCTGCCGGTCGCCACCGTGAAGAAATCTTTCGCGGTGATGGTCGGCGCTTCAATCACGATCGTGCCGCTGGGGGCGCGGTTGGTGATCATGATCTCCTTGGCGCAGCCAACCAGCTCGCGATAGATCACGTCATTGGCGATGCTGAAGTTGTAGGACTGCAGGCAGCCGCTGTAAGAGAAGGCGGTGAAGTTGGTGGTGTTGCCCTGCTTAAAAATCAGCGGGGTGGCCTGGTTGGCGTAGGTCGGGGTGGGCAGCGTCTCGTCAGTAGGCGCGTTGTAGATGCCGGTCATGGTGAAGCTGATTACCGGGATCTGACCGACTTCGCCGTTCAGCTCAAAGGTGCCACGGCAACCGGTGAGCTTGTGGCGAATGCCATCTTGGTGATAGTGGATGGTGCAGCTTTCAAACCCGCTGCTCTCGGGCGCGTAGGTCACGCTGGTGCTAGCGCTGATAGTTTCGCTCAGGCCGCAGCTGCGCAGGATCGGGCCATAGGCGGGGGCGGTGCCTGCAGTGCCTGAGCCGGCCAACTCAACCTCGAATGTCACCTCGACGCGGGTCTGCGCCAGCAGCTGATCGGCCTGCCCCATGTAAGGGCGGATTAGATCGCGGTTGACGGTCTCGGCAACGAGCGGCTGAATCTCAAGGTTGCGCACCAGCACGGCGTTGCTGCTGCCGCTTGGCGTTGGATCTGTGCCGTAGGTTGTTTCAATCTTCGCCAGGATCAGGCGACGGCGTGTCAGAACTGATGCCATTAGGGGCTACCTCAGGTGTTGGGTGGGGAGCCGGCTGAGTCCGCTCGACGAGCTGCCGCTTGCCGGTTTTGGGATTGACCAGATAGCTGCCGCCCTGGCCTTTGTGTTCGTCCATCATCGTAGCTACCTATGCTGTGGCCAGATTAGTCACACTGGTGCGATAGCGCACCAGGTAATCGCAAGCGATCACGCCGGCCGGCTGATCCGCCTCGACCATCTCAAAGTTGATGCCTTGCGGTTGCACGTCAATCGCATAGCCGCCCAGCGTTAGGTCGGCCATCATCTTTGCGTGCAAACTTTCAACGGTCGGGTCGGCCAACTGATCCGGCACGTTGCCGCGCACGATCACTGCGATGCGCACCGTCAGTGACCAGTCCAACTTTGGCAGGCTGGTGTTCTGTTCGGCTGTGTCGCTGATCGGCTCGATGACCAGCGCTGGGCTTTCACCCCTGCTGAGCGGTTCCACCCTGCTGCGATAGATGCGCGTGCTGACGCCGGTGGTGCCTGTCAGCGCCGATGCAATGGCGGCCAGGATTGATTCGCGGCGCGTGGTCATGCTGAAGCCACTTGGGTCACAGTGCAGATAATGCCGGGGATGCCGGGATGCGCGAACGGGCTGGTCTGGGCTGCCTCGGCGTGGATGTATGCGGCAACATTGGCGGTCGCCCAGATCAGTTCGATGTAATCCGCTGTTGCCAGCTTGAGCACGAAGTTGACCGTTCCGATCACATTGCCGTCGATGCCGCCATGCCTGGAGATGATGCTGAATCTGCTGTCGCTGTCGGCCACATCACCGCTGGCGCCGCTGCCGTTCTTGCGCAGCCAAACGTTGATGTCATGAATGCTCGAACCAGTATTACTGAACTGGATCGAGAACGTGAAACTGTAGATGCCAGAGTGGTCAACAGTGATGCGGCTATTTGAGATGACCTTGATGCCGCGGTTGTCTAGGTCGTTCTTGCGCAGCAGGATCGGCGTTGGCGTGTTCGCTGTCGCCGTCTGCGAGGTTGTATCCCAGAACGATCCCCAATAACCAGGATTGCCGAAGTAAGGCAAGCCAGACCATGCCGTCCGACCATCTCCGATCTTCAGATTCTCGGTCTCGCTTTCAACGCCAGGCTCGCCGGCCAGCAGCACCGGATTCTGCGATGCCCATGCGCTGCGCGTGTTGACTTTGAAGGGGCCGCTCATGTCTTTTGCAATCCGAGTTGAACGATCTTCCCGTCATCCATCAGCATCACCTCCCGCACCGTATAGGCCACAGCATCGACCGTGATCGAGCTGCCGCGGGTCAGTGTGCCAAAGTCAGAAGCCTTGGCGGTCAGTGTGTAGTCAGTGCTGAGCACCATGCCATTGGCTAGCACTTGGCTCGGCATGTCAAGGATGCCCAGAGCGGTAACGGCGCCAGCTGTGCAGCTGACGCCGAAGTCCGCCAGGAAG